GAGCGGGTGAAGAGGCTCCTCAACGCCAACACAATAGACATCACCCCCTTATCCCAGAGTATAGAAAGCGAGCTTGAGGGCATTGGCCGGGAAGAATCTGAGGACGAAGAAGGCGAAGAAGAGGGAGAAACCCTCTGAGAAAACAAGCCACAGACCCATTCGCTAACATATCCCTCAAGGACATCCCCTCTATCCTGCCTCTCCTGTCCCCCGCCGAGCAGGAACGCCTGCTTGCGGAGCTGGATCACCTAGAGAAACTGAAACTAAAAACCCAGTGCCAGAAGCACTTCCTTCCCTTTGTCAGGGAGATGTGGCCGTCCTTCATCGCCGGGCGGCACCACGCCCGCATGGCCCATGCGTTTGAACGAGTGGCGCGGGGGGAACTTAAGCGCTTAATCATTAACATGCCGCCCCGGCACACTAAGTCTGAGTTTGCCTCTTTCCTGTTTCCGGCTTGGTTTCTCGGCCTTTACCCTGAGAAGAAGGTCATCCAGACCAGCCACACGGCAGAACTCGCCGTAGGCTTCGGGCGTAAAGTTAGAAACTTGGTAGACACCGATACCTACCACGACATCTTCCCCAATTTAGTTCTCCAAGCAGATTCCAAGGCGGCGGGCCGGTGGAATACCAGCAAGGGGGGTGACTACTTCGCCATCGGTGTTGGCGGTGCGGTTACGGGTAAGGGTGCGGATATCTTGATTATCGACGACCCGCACTCCGAACAGGAGGCGGCGATAGCCGAGACCCAGCCCGAGGTCTACGACAAGGTCTACGAGTGGTACACCTCAGGACCCCGCCAGCGACTACAGCCCGGGGGAAGCATAGTGATTGTGGCCACTAGGTGGTCCAAGAAAGACCTGACGGGGCAGGTGCTTAAGGCTGAAATTCAGCGTGGTGGTGAGGAGTGGGAGGTCATTGAGTTCCCGGCTATCCTCCCGTCTGGCAACCCCCTCTGGCCTGAGTTTTGGTCTTTAAAAGAACTCACCGCGCTGAAGGAAGAACTGCCCAATTCCAAGTGGATGGCGCAGTACCAGCAGAACCCCACCAGCGAGCAGAGCGCTATTGTTAAGCGTGAATGGTGGATGACTTGGGAGCAGGAGAAGCCGCCGAAATGCGACTTCGTGCTTACTTCTTGGGACACGGCGTTCGAGAAAACCCAGCGTGCCGACTACTCGGCCATGACCACGTGGGGGGTGTTTTACCACCCGGACGAGGACACGGGTAAAATACAAGCAAACATAATCCTCCTAAACGCCGTACGGGAGAGGTGCGAGTTCCCCCGCCTCAAGCAGCTATTCCTTGAGCAGTATAAGGAATGGAAGCCTGACGGGGTAATTATTGAAAAGAAGGCCAGCGGTGCGCCGCTTATCTACGAGATGCGGGCTATGGGCATCCCGGTGCAGGAGTTCACCCCGACCAAGGGGAACGACAAGATCAGCAGGTTGAACGCGGTAAGTGACTTGTTTGCCAGTGGCAGGGTCTGGGCCCCGGGTAACCACTGGGCCGAAGAAGTCATAGACGAGGTGGCAGAATTCCCGGCTGGCGAGCATGATGACTACGTGGACTCTGTCTCCATGGCCTTGATGCGGTTCCGCAAGGGTGGGTATATACGTACAAGTCTGGACGAAGAAGAACCGAAGCAGCAGTTCAAGCGCAAGTTCGAAGGGTATTACTGATGGCAGTAGATAAGGCACTGAACCGCGCTCCGCTGGGCCTCTCTTCCGTTATGGAGGAAGAAGACCCCCTGATCGAGATTGAGATCGAGATCGAAGGCGAAGAGTCCGACGCGGAAGAAGCGGAGGAGGATGCCGAAGACGACTTTGGCAAGAACCTTGCCGAAGACATCGACGAGAAGGACCTTGTGTCCCTCGCTTCTGACCTTCTTGCTGACTACGACGACGATGTTAGTGCGCGGAAGGATTGGCTTCAGACGTACGTGGACGGGCTGGAACTGCTTGGTTTGAAGGTAGAGGACCGCACGGAACCGTGGCCCGGTGCGTGTGGTGTGTACCACCCCCTCCTGACGGAGGCCCTAGTTAAATTCCAAGCCGAGACCATGATGGAGACCTTCCCGGCCTCTGGTCCGGTGAAGACGCAGATTCTGGGCGAAGAGACCCCGGAGAAGAAAGAAGCTGCCGTTCGCGTACGCGACGATATGAACAACCAGCTTTGCAACGTTATGACGGAGTACCGGCCCGAGCACGAGCGGATGCTGTGGGGCTTGGGTCTCTCGGGTAACGCCTTTAAGAAAGTTTACTACGACCCGTCGATTGGTCGTCAGGTCTCCATGTACGTACCTGCGGAAGACGTTGTTGTCCCTTACGGCGCGTCTAATATCCAGACCGCCGAGCGTGTCACGCACGTAATGAGGAAAACGGAAAACGAAATAAAGAAGCTACAAGCCGCAGGCTTCTATAGAGATATTGACCTTGGTGAGCCCGAGAACACCCTTGACGATGTCGAGAAGAAGATCGCGGAAAAAATGGGTTTCCGCGCTACGACAGACGACAGGTACAAGCTGCTGGAGATGCAGGTTGAGTTAGACCTGAAGGGGTACGAAGACACCGACGACGAAGGCGACGAAACAGGTATTGCGCTTCCCTACATAGTTACAATCGAGAAAGGAACACAGGATGTCCTTGCTATCCGGCGTAACTGGAAGGTTGAAGATGAGAAAGAGACAAAGCGAAGCCACTTCGTGCATTACGGATACATCCCGGGGTTCGGGTTTTATCATCTTGGTCTTATTCACCTCATCGGCGCTTTTGCTAAGTCTGGCACTTCTATCCTTCGCCAGTTGGTGGATGCAGGGACTTTAAGCAACTTACCGGGTGGCTTTAAGACCAAAGGGTTGAGAGTGAAGGGGGACGACACCCCTATTGCCCCCGCCGAGTTCCGCGACGTGGACGTCGCCAGCGGCACAATCAAAGACAACATCATGACGCTCCCGTACAAGGAGCCGTCTCAGGTCCTCTACACTTTGCTGGGGACTATAGTGGAAGAGGGGCGCAGGTTCGCCAGCGCTGCGGATTTAAAAGTATCCGATATGAGTGCCCAGTCTCCTGTTGGCACCACCCTCGCTATTCTTGAACGAACCCTGAAGGTGATGTCGGCTGTTCAGGCCCGCATCCACCACGCGATGAAGCAGGAATTCAACCTGCTGCGTGATATCATCCGCGACTACACTCCCGAGTCTTACGACTACGAACCCGAAGACGGCACGTCGCGTGCCAAGAAGGGCGACTACGATCTCGTCACTGTAATCCCGGTGTCCGACCCCAACGCTGCCACCATGGCGCAGAAGGTTGTGCAGTATCAGGCAGTGATGCAGTTGGCGGCTGGTGCGCCGCAGCTTTATGATCTCCCTTATCTGCACAGGCAGATGCTTGAAGTATTAGGAATAAATAACGCCGCGAAGCTGGTTCCCACGGAAGACGACCAGAAGCCGAAGGACCCGGTTACCGAGAACATGGCTATCCTGAACAGCAAGCCGGTCAAGGCGTTTGCCTATCAGGACCATCAGGCCCACATCACCGTGCATACCTCCATGATGCAGGACCCGGTGACGGCGGAGCTTATGGGACAGAACCCGAAGGCGCAGGCCATCGGCGCTGCTATGGCGGCGCACATTTCCGACCATATGGGCTTTGAATACAGGAAGCGGATCGAGGACGCGGCTGGCGTTCCGTACCCGGCACCTGACGAGGATATGGACGAAGGTACAGAACTTAACATTAGCCGGTTGGCAGCAGCCGCAGCCCAGCAAGTGCTTCAGGCGTCCAAGGCGCAGGCAGCACAGAAGCAGGCAGCCGCAGCCCAGCAGGACCCCGTCGTCCAGATGCAGCAGAAGCAGCTTGAGATCAAGGCGTACGAGGTCGAGATCAAGCGCCAGAAGCTGCTTGTTGATGGCGCAACCGCCAAGGACAAGTTGGACTTCGAGAAGGAGAAGTTGGCTTCGCAGGAGAAGATCGCCGGGATGAAGGTGGGGGCGGACATAGCCGCCGGTAAGTCCGAGCTAAGCCTGAAGGAAAAGGAAGCTTCTATCCGTACTGGGGTCGATATTTCCCGGGAGATAGCCAAAGAAAACCAAGCCAACGCCCAGAGGGAGCAGCAGGCAGACGAAGCGGAAAGAACCCGCCAGCACGCCTTGGAATTGGCAACGGCTCAGCCCCAAGAACCGACAGAGGAGCCGACTGAATGATGGATGATTGCGCACGGTACGTAGCCGACAGAATAAAAGCAGAGCGCCTGAAGATGTCCGAAAGCATGGCCATGGGCCACGGCAAGACGCTTGAGGACTACAGATACGCAGTCGGGATTGTTAGGGGTCTCGACGTGGTTACTTCCTTCCTAATCGACTACAACGAGAGGACTAAAGAAGACGATGAATGACACGCTACTGGCCGCGATTGGCCCAGACGACGAAGAACTACAGACAGACGAACAAAAAGCCTCCCAACTCCCAGTTCCTTCCGGATACCGCATCCTGTGCGCTGTTCCCGAAGTTGATAAAGCTAGTACTGGCGGGATTCTTAAGCCTTTCCAGTTGGTTAGGGACGAAGAACTCCTCTCTACCGTCCTGTTCGTCGTGGCCGTGGGCCCTGACGCCTACAAGGACGAGAAACGCTTCCCATCCGGCCCGTGGTGTCAGGTTGGGGACTTCGTTTTGGTCAGACCCCATGCAGGTACCCGGGTGAACATCCACGGTAAGGATTTCCGCCTGATTAATGACGACGGAGTCGAAGCCGTTGTTTCGGACCCCCGTGGCTACAAGCGTGGGTAAAACTGTGAAAATCGAGAGCCTAGGAGGCACAAATGGTTGATAACACTAAGAAAAACGAAGAAGTCGAAGACATCGAAGTAGAGATCGAAGGCGATGAAAAGCCCGAGATTGTGGTGGAGGACGACACTCCAGAGATCGACAAGAACCGCAGGCCGGTCCCCAAAGACGAAGTCGAGGCGCTAGAGAAGGACGAGCTTACCGACTTTGAGGGTAAAGTCCGGGACCGCATGGTCAAGCTCAAGCGGGTTTGGCATGACGAGCGCCGCGCCAAGGAAGCCGAGACACGGGAAAAGGAAGAGGCCGTTAACTTCGCCCGCAAGGTTCTGGAAGAGAACAAACGCCTGAAGGCGTTCCGGGTTAGGGACGAGGAGAACCTAGTAAACTCCTATAAATCTTCAGCCACTCTGGAAATGAACGCCGCCAAAAAGGCGTATAAGGAAGCCTATGAGGCGGGTGATGGTGACAAGCTTGTAGACGCGCAGGAGCGCATGCAGGTGGCGGGTCACAAGCTCGCTCAGGTGGCTACGTACCGCCCCCCTGTACAAGAGGCTGAAACAGAAGTAGAAAGTATACAAGAGGTGGTCAGGCCCCCCTCGGTGGACCCTAAAACTACTGCGTGGCAAGAGCGCAATTCTTGGTGGGGCACCGACGAGGAAATGACCGCCGCAGCGCTCGGGCTTCACCAGAAGCTTGAGAGACAGAACGGCAAACAGTTTGTTGGTTCTGACGACTACTGGAAGACCATCGACTCTTCGATGCGTCGCCGCTTCCCCGAGGAATTCGAGGAAGATAAGCCGGAAGCCGGGACAGGCAAGCCCGCAGCTTCAAATGGCACGAGACACGCCACGGTAGTTGCTCCGGCCACAAGGAGCACATCTTCCAAGAAGATCGTGCTTCGGCAGTCGCAAATCAATATAGCGAAAAGACTTGGTGTGACGCCCGAGCAGTACGCTTTGGCTCAACGTAAGTTGGAGAACTAACCATGGTAGCCGAAAACAAACTGACACGCGAACTTGACACCCGTGTCCAAGCCGAACGCCCGAAGTCGTGGCAGCCAGCGTCTACGCTGCCTGAACCCGACAGAGAGCCCGGCTTTGATTACAGGTGGGTGCGTATCTCGACTCTTGGTCAGGCCGACCCCCGCAATCTTTCCGGAAAACTCCGGGAAGGCTGGGAACCTGTTCGGATCGAGGAACAGCCCAAGTTCCAAATGCTGGTGGACCCCAATAGTCGTTTTAAGGACAACATTGAGGTTGCTGGCTTGTTGCTCTGCAAGATTCCGAAGGAATTCATGGCCCAGCGCCGTGCCCACTTCGCCAAGGTCAGCGGTGACCAGATTAGTGCAGTAGACAACAACTTTATGAGAGAAAACGACCCGAGGATGCCCCTGTTTAAGGACCGGAAATCCACAACGTCGTTTGGCAATGGCAAATAAAAACTAGGAGCTAAATATGGCATATCCTGCTGTCTCGGCCCCGTATGGTCTGGTCCCGATTAATCTTATCGGCGGCCAGGTTTTTGCGGGTGCTACTCGCTTAATCCCCATCACGACTGCTTCCACTACCGCCATCTTTAATGGTGACGTGGTAAAGCTGACGTCGGCGGGTACTCTTGAAAAGGATGTCGGCACTGATGCCGCCACCCCTGTCGGCGTTTTCCTTGGTTGTTCCTATACGGACCCGACCTATGGCAAGACGTTCCGCCAGTTCTACCCCGGTGCTGTCTCGGCTGCGGACATCGTTGCTTATGTTAACGATGACCCAGACGCGCTGTACAAGGTTGCTGTGGTCTCGGCCACCACGACCATTAGCGGCGTTCTTCGTACCAGCGTTGGTAACAACGCCATTCTGGTTCAGAACACCGGTTCCACCCTCAACGGCAATTCTAAGGTCGCTGTTGGCGTTACCACTGGTACTACCAGCACGTTCCCAATCCGCGTAATTGATGTTATCGCGGAAACGACTAACTCTGCGGGTTCGTATACCGAAGTGGTTGTCAAGTGGAACCAAGGTATGCA